AGGATGCCGACGCCCTCCATCAGATCGGTATCGCTGGGCAGCGCGTCGGGATGCACGCTGACGGATGCCGCGACCATGTTCGGGCTGACGCCAGCGGCGGGGACGAAGTCGATCGCGCCCCAGATCTCCCAATCCCCTGGCGTGAGGCTGAGCTGGCAGATCATGGTTGGCACCGTCGTCGGCAGGGTGACGCCGACCGTGTTGCTGACCACCATGTACTCGCCGATCTCGCCGCCTGCCGCCTCACTGGCGTCGCCGATACCGAAGGTATTCATCTTCAGATTGTTGGCAGCATCGACGTAGTGCTTGGTCGTAGCCAGCACATCGGACGAATCATCCGGCGCATCGACAGGGTCGCCGCTAAGATACAACGGTCCCAGCATGGGAACGCTGCCGTCGAGCGGCAGATACTCCGGGCCTGAGCCGTCGGCAGGCACCACCGCCGTCGCACTATCCATCGCCGCCTGCGCGTCGTCCTGCGACAATCCGAACTGCGCCACCAGCACCGACACGACACGGTCGTTCAGCTCGCCAGGATCGCGCCCCATCACCAGCTGCGTCTTGTAGCTCTCGCCCAGGTTGGAGCCTTTGGCGTCAATCAGCACACTGACCGTGGCGCCGATCAGCCCACTACCCATGCTGTAGACCAGGATCTCGGGCAGCGGCTCTGTCGCCTCCTCTTCGAGGATGTCGGGCTCTTCAGCGTCGTCAGACATCACGGGCCTCCTGTAACCGGCGCTAGCTGTGTCAGACCAGCCGGAACGAGAGCAACGGCAACGGCCTGCGCCAGACCGAACTCCTGGATCAACACCGCAACAAGGCGTCCCATCAATTCGTCCATCGTGCGTGCCAGCACCAGCCGTGTCTTGTTCTGTCCGCTGACGTTGGCCGCAGTAGGGTCGACCACCATGTTGATCGTGGCGCCCGCATACCCGGCGCCGATGGTGAACACCAGGATCTGCGGCGGCGCCACCCGCAGCTCCGTCGGCTCATCAGGCAGATGCACATCGATCTCGGGGACGTCCGACATCACGGCTCCAGCGGCTTGAACGGCCGGATGTCGATCGTCATGGCGATGCGGTCATCCAGCGAGCGGTTCTCCACCGTGTGCTCGGCCTGATTGTCGAACCACCAGATCGTGCCCGGCTCCATGTAGACCCGCTCGTCGCCCGCCACGAACACCACGCCAGGGTGCGCCTGCAGCGTCAGCTGGTAGCGCTCGTAGTAGACCGCAGGCACCGGCCGCTCGGGGAATTCCTGTTCAGTGAACGGATCGCGGTCACTGTGCGGCGGGATGGATGCCTCGGGCGGCAGGCGGGAGATGAACACCCGCCCGAGATGCACCCCCTGCACCCTGGCCATCAGACCGAACACGATCGGCATGGCGAGCGGCAGCGCGCCCCAGGCGGGATAGTTCTTGCAGTAGATGCTGCTGACCACGACATCGCGCGGATCATCCCGCGCCGGGTCGAACCGATTGTAGCGCAGCAGGATGTCGTCGGTGTCCTTGTGCTGGCCATACTGCGAGCGGATCGGCACCGCGTTCCATAGCTCCGGTTGCGTACGCAACTGATGCAACAGAGGCTCGACGTCGATGCCAGCGGCGATCCGCTCGAAGTATCTCACCGGACGCCCGGTCCCTGGATGGCAAATCCAAAAACTGCCCATCCCAAAAGAAATAGGAGCACGAACACCCAGACGCCGTTGAACCTCGGCCAATGGGGGTTGCTTGCATATGGCCCCCAGTAGCCGACCACGTAGAACACGATGGCTAGTATCATCAGCAACCAAAACAGGAAGCCAATAGTCATACGGACCTCCTGTTAGTTGTCTTACTCACACACCCTGATTTGCGAAGATCGAACGCCAGTCAGCCCAGTATCCTGAGTAGCGTTCATAACACGCGGCCTTCGCGTTTTTCGTATCGAAATCATTGTCTTGATCGAACGAAATCGCATCCCGCTCATAGTACGTGAGGCCGTTCGGGATGTTGGTGCGGACGAAGTAAGCGGTGGCACTGGTGAAGTAGTGGTTCACCTTGATGCCCTTGGGAAAGGTGCCGACAGCGCGCAGCACGTTGATCGCGTTGTTGGCGGTGTCGTTCTGCAGCACAGAGTTGTAGATACGGTTGGCTTCGAACCACAGCTGTGGTGGCACGTGTAGTGACATCGGCAGCGCCGAGATCCGCATGCCACGGTTGTTCTGGCACTGCATGACCTGGATCACGAGATCCTCGATCGCGACCTCCGAGATGTCCGCAGAGACACCAAGGTTCGACTGATTGCCCGACAGCGTCGGGTGGCTGGCTGAAACCAGCGGCTGGCCGTCGGCACCGAGCGCTGACGACGAGAACGCCAGATTGTAGGTGCCAGCGAGCACGTTCTCTTTGGTCTGCCGCATCGAGAAAGAGAGCTGCGCGGCGCGGCGTTTGCTGACCACCTCGTAGAGATCGTCGCGCAGCTCTTCGTAGGTCACGATGTAGCCGAGTGCGTAGGCTACGTGAGTGAAGCGCGAGACCGGTCCCTGCACTTCGATGTCGTAGAAGATCTGGGTACCCTGCGGCTTGACCGGCGCGAGACCGAAGCCGGTGATCTCCACCTCCTCTTCGTACGCCTTGTCCGATGTCTGCTTGTCGAACAGATCCAGATACTCGACTGGGTGTTCGTTATAGCTTCGTCCCCAAAAAGCCTTAATACCCGGCCATAACGCTTTTGGATGCGACCCCGTAGTTATCACGGCCATGTAACTAACTCCTTTGGCTAGAGAGGCAGCCGCATCCAAGCGTTGCCCAGGTGGATTGGTTGATGTATGAGATGAGCGGGCTGACGAAGCGTTGGAAGCGCTGCGCCAGCCCTAACCAGATCGAGCGAAGGGATCGCCCGCCATGGCTGACCAGACCATCTCGCGCCGTGCCGCTATGACGCAAGGGTTGAAGCGCTACTTCACCGGTCTTCCATGCAAGCGCGGTCATGTTGCCGAGCGACTGGTTAACAACAAGACCTGTACCGCGTGCGACCTTGCCAGGAAGATTGATGACCCTGCGGTAAAGCGTCGACTCCGCGCTTACTACGCCGAGAACCGCGATAAGATCATCGAGCAGAATACGGCCTACACGGCGGCGAACCCCGAGAAGGTGCGTGAGCGCCGCAGGAAACACCGAGAGGCGAACAAGGACCGCCTCTACGCGGAGAGACGCGCCTGGGCGCAGGCGCACCCCGAGAAACGGCGCGTCGGTGAGCGCAACCGAGAGACTCGCGAGCGAGGCGCGGAAGGCTCCCACACGTACGCCGAGATCATGGCGCTGGGTGAGCGGCAGGGGTGGCGTTGTGCCTACTGCCCGGCAGATATCAGCGCCGGGTGGCACGAGGACCACGTCATGCCGATCGCGCGCGGCGGCACGAACTGGATCAGCAACATCGCCCTCGCGTGCCAGCCCTGTAACCAATCGAAGCACGCGAGAGACCCTGCCGAGTGGATGCAAGAGATCCAACTCAAACGCCCGTGGCGTTGGTCCAGGGGTGAATGCCGAAGTTGAGCCGCACCAGCCATTTGGCGTAGGCGCCCACGGCATTGTCGGACTGTTGCAGGAGCTGGACGATGCGCAGCTGCTCGTTGATGGTGGTGCCCATCGAGCTGCTCGACAGCATCCACCCGGAATTCGACGAGTAGGTGTTGCCGGTGCCCGCCACGAGGTTGGCGTTGCGCCCCGAGGCGCCCGACACCATGCCAGTGGTGGAGCTGTCCTCCTGCACGAGGTAGAGCAGATCCGGGTCGTCGCACACCACGACGTAAGCCGCCTGCGACGCCGCGAGATACGGCGTCTGCGTCTGCTGCAGCGTGATCACCGCCGTCCCGGCGTTGTTGGTGATGCCCTGGAAGGAGCCCAGGACCGGGTTGCTGGTGCCCGCCGAGGCGATCGCCACCGTCTGCACGCCGTTGCCGTCGGAGCTGTTGGTGACCAGCATCACCGGGTCGCCGATGTAGAGCGCGGTGGGGTTGGAGGAGGGGACATAGTAGGTGCGGACCGCACCGTTATAGGGCGCGCCGCTCCGGTGGGAGTAAGGGCGCAGCCCCATGGGGCTATTCACATTTGGCATCGCAGCCTCTGTATGCTGTGCCGGTGCGCTGCGCCGTGACCGGCCAGGGTCAGAGCGCAGCGCTCAGGCAAGCGGTTAAAGGGATGTCGTGCCGGTCGCGCGTGCGATGCCTAGCCGCGTGATGGCTGTAGTCCAGCGAGGAGCATTGCTATCCCGTCGCCTTCGTGGGGTCAGTGATCAGCGCCGAGCGGTTCCTGTCTCGATCTTG